CAAGAACTAGCAGAGCTGGAATACAGAGAAGAACTGGAATACATGGAAGCTGAGTATCTCAGAGAATCCATCCAGTTTTAACTATTACAAACCTTTCAACCTTTCCAACAATGTTCACCGTTCACCTTTCTAAAACCTCAAACAAGAAGCTAGGCAAAGGAGTCTATGCCTCAACAACTAGCGCAGATTCCTGTCCTGTAACTTGTGGAATGTACGCTAAGTGCTACGCAAAGAAAGGGCCTCAGTCTTGGCACTGGGCAAAGGTTAACCGAGCTGAGCGTGGCACCGATTGGAATACGTTCTGCAGCCAGGTTGAAAAGTTAAAGCCAGGCACACTGTTCAGACATAACGTATCAGGCGACCTACCGTATGTTGTGCACTATCACGGTGAAACCTGGCGTCAAATTGACACAGCAAAACTCGATCAATTGCAGTGCGCAACTGTTAACGCTGGCGTTACTTTCTACACTTACACTCACACCCACACTGATACACAGTATGGGGAATCTAACCTCAATACAATCAAACGATTCTCACAGCATGGTTTCGTGATTAACGTTTCAACTGAAACAATCCGAACGGCTGCTAAGTATCACCTAGAGGGTTTGGATGTTGTAATTACTGATACTGCACTCTTTAAGTTCGCAGTTAACAACCTCAAAGAATATAAGCAACCTACAAAGATTAAATACTGTGGTGAGGCAGTTAAGGTTATCCCTTGCCCTGAGCAATATACAGACTCTGCAACCTGTGCAACTTGCAAGCTATGCACTAGGGCTAATCGAGATTTCGTTATTGCATTTAAAGAGCACTGATGTATCAATTCCCTAAGTTTCTCCTGTACCTATTTCTATTCTTTCTCCCTGTATTTGTAACGATTCTCGGTTTACTTCGGGCCTCTTAAATAGGGGCCCTTTCTTTATACCTACGACATAACAGTATCGTTATATGTTTATGCTGCAGTAGTACATCATCACTACCTTGCTTATTGAGAATGAGTCGCAATAGCAGGTAGGTCTAGTTGAGAATGATTCTCAGTATCAAGAGTGGCGAGAGAGTAGTACAGATGTTCGGGTTGCACTACTATCACGCCACGGGGCAGGCCACGGGGCCACTAGGTAAATTTGATTTAAATTGCTTACAGCGCCCTGTATGGCCGTGACAATGCTAGTCCCAGCTAACGCCAAGGAGAAGTTCTACGCACCACTCAAGCAAGTGGCAGCTCAGTATGTACCTCTTCTGATGGCAAGAATGAAGATCCTGCAGGGTCGAGCCAATCACGCGTTGGAGTTTCTGGACGCTGAGGAAGATGATGAACGAGAGTTGGTATGGATGGACGACGCAGAGAAAGTTGTTGCTGTTGCTGAGGCACAAGCCGTCCTTCATAGGTCAGTAGTAGAAGCAGGGCTGTGCCAATCGTTAGTCGGTGCATTTGCTGATCTGTTGGAGAATGATTACCAAAAGATCAAGGAAAGCCGCTGTTTGTTTGTGAATGAGGATGGTGAGTTAGAGACGTTGTACGACGATGACGAATCGAACAGTGGCTTTCCTTGGTCTGAAGGTTAACCATCCACGTTACCAGAGGCGTCTCTAAGCCTCTGTGCGGTGTCTGAGTAGCAAAGCTGGTCACACCACTCAGCCAGCACGTCAAACACCGCTTGCATCCGCTCTGGAGCATCGATCAGGGAGTTACCAAAGCGTTCGTTGTTCCAGTACGCCACGAGGCACTGTTCAATTGGTGGTTTCATTGGGCTTCAAACACGCAGCTTGGCTAGCAGGTCCGCTGTTTTTTCAGCAAGCCTGCAGTAACTAGTGCCTTCATCACTAGAGACAATGTGAGGACAAGTGGAGTTGGGCTGCTCGATCCAATCTCCAAGAGCCTCTTGTAGAGCTGTGAACTCTTCCCACGTCAGTGAAATGCACTGCTCACCACGACTGAGGTGGAGATCAAACCCTTCTGCATTGGTCCACTCGGTGACTTCGAGGAAGTCGTCGCCCTTGCGATCAATGTTGTAGTTTTTTAGTTCTACAAAGCGGCAGGTGCGTTGAGATTCTTTCATGGTGGTTAGTGATGTTGACTAGTCGGGCAGGGATTCAAGAGGCGGCGGAGTAATCGGGTGTTCTTGAGTCATTGCTCGTCATCACTCCATTCAGGACTCAAATTGGCACTAGCAACCTGAACACCAGGGAATAGCTCTTGGGTCAGCTCAATAGCTTCATTATTTGAAGAGGCGTAAAGCTTTACACAATCAAATGTGTACTCCTCAGCTAGTTGAACGTCGTAACACTGTTTAGTCATTTCTTTGCAGTAGCAAGGAGGTCTTCAATCCAAGCCTCTGTTTGAGTGATCTGACGATCAATTTCATACCGCTTGGGGTCAGTGAAATCACACAGCATCAGTTCATCTTCAAGCTCATCAAGCTTTTTAAGAGCCTCTTGATAATCACACATGGCGTTGAGTTCTTCGTCGGTGTACTGAGTTGTAGTTGTCATCGGTTCCAATGTCGAATTACTCCAGCGATGATGAATACGTTTGTTGTGATGTAGAAGATTTCCAAGAACAGTCGTTCTTTACCAGTCACAAGTAATCAATATCTGCCTCATCCAAGAACCGTTCAAAAGCACTGAGATACCCATCCCAGTAATCACGAAGCTGATCACCAATAGCTTTCTTGTACTCACTACGAGCGTATTCATACTCTTCAAGAAGCTTTTCAGGATCGAGAGTAATTGTCTTTTCGTGCTTCTTACTCATCACTTTTGCTCCCACACAGAAGGATCATCTTGATCATCTTGAGTAGCTTCTTCAAGCTCTTTATCTACTTCATCCCAGAATGAGTCGATGAAGTCATCTAATTGACTATCACTCATTGGAGTTTTGGGAGTCATTTGATTGGGCCTTTAAGTAACAGCAGAAGAACCTCTTTAAAAGAGGTATTAAAGGGGTCTTAGAAGGGAGACAACAGAAGACCTCTTTAAAAACCTCTTTAAAAGAGCTCTTAAAACTTAAAGAGGGTTCTCTCCAGCGGCCAGTTAAAGAGGCCACTTTAAAAGCTGTCCTAGAGGGTCTACCAAAGGCGTAAGCACCGCAGGTACTTTCTGTGGGTCCTTTCGACTTGAGTCGTTAACGAGATGCAGATCCAAGGAACCCTGACTGGTTGGATCCCTGACTTCTACGAGACTCCTACCTACAACGGTGAACCCTGTGACTTCCGCTTGAAGGTCCTTGTAGCTGACGCTGAGGAGCTGCTGGAAGAGCTTTCAGAGGAGTACGACAAGGCTTGTGAGTGGTGGCGCGATGCCACGGGGCGTAAGAGCTTCTTTGATGCCCCGTTTGAGGCCAATCAGGATGGCTCTGTGCTGGTCAAGCTGACTGCAAAGCTGGCTTACGAAGAGTTCCCTCTGCCTGTTGTAGACACTGAGCTGCAGCCCATTGCTCGTGATCTGAAGCTGCGTGAAGGCTCGATGGTGTTGGTGGCTGTGAAGCCTACCTTCATCCCTCGTAAGAGCCCTAAGGGTGGTCTCAGGTTGTGTCCCAAGGGTATTCAGGTGCTTCAAGCTGTAACTACAGCAGGTGCTGACCGTGGTGACTTCGATATCACCAAAGCTTTCAAGGTGCAGAACGGGTTCAAGCAATCCAAACCAAACCTGAAAGAACTTGCTACGGTGACTGGCGAAGATCCTGACTTTTGAGTAAATGGCCCGACGATTCCACAAGTACGGCAAACGCCAAGCAGATGGGTTTCGTTCGGGCTTTGAAGGTCAGGTTGCTAAGCAGCTGACAGCTAGTGGGAATCAATGGACCTACGAAAGCCAAAGCTTTGATCTGTTGATTCCCCGTAGTTACACCCCTGATTTCTTTCTGGATAACGGTGTTGTCCTTGAGGTAAAGGGGTACTTTGATGCGGAGGACAGGAGGCTCATCAAGCTGTTTCGTGAGCAGCACCCTGATGTTGACCTCCGTATGGTCCTACAGAAGCCGCATCAGAAGCTCACCAAAACAGGGCGTATGACCTACGCAACGTGGTGTGAGCGGTATAGTGTTCCCTGGTGTGAGGGCTCCTTGATTCCCAAGAGCTGGTTGTAGGTCCCTACGGGGTGCTACAGTCTGTTCGGACAAGAAGAAAGGACCTAGACCTCCAGGGATGTAACTCTCCTTGGAGGTCTTTTAATGTCTCGCGTTGTGCGTAGGTTGAACTGCCCTAAGTGTGGCTCCCGCGACAACGTTGCTCAGTATGACGATGGGGGTGAGCACTGCTTCACGCCTGGTTGTACTTACCACGTCTCTGGTTCTTCCTCTTCCTTTCAGATGTCCACCATCGAAAACCTTAATGACAACCACAAAGAGATCGACCCGGTCATTGGTACCTACCAAGCGATCCAATCAAGGGGTATCTCGGAGAATGTCTGTCGACTCTTTGGGTATTTCAAGGGTACCTATGGCGACAGTGAGGCTTACTTCTGGCCCATCTACGATAAAGACCGTCGCCTCACTGGTTACAAGATTCGTAAACCAAACAAACAGTTTGTCCAACACGGATCCAATCCTGACAATACGTTTCTCGGTCAAGAGAAGTGGAACGGTGGCAAGCTGCTGGTTATCTTTGAAGGTGAATACGATTGCCTCAGCTACGCCGAGATTAGGAAGAGCTGGCCGTGTGTGTCGTTACCGAATGGCGCTGACTCCGCAGAGAAATGCATTCGGAGTAATCTCGATTGGCTTCTGAAGTTTGAAGAAATCATCCTTTGTTTCGATGCGGATGATCACGGTCAGAAAGCCGTCAAGAAAGCCATTCAACTACTGCCGCCTCGCGTAGGTAAGATCGGCCAGATCGAAGGCTACAAGGACGCCAACGAGGCCCTGGTGGGTGGCAATGGTAAAGCCATCATGCAGATGGTTTGGACAGCTGCTGAGTACGAGCCTGATGGGATTATCAGCGGCAGCAAACTGCTCCAGATGGTCCTGGAAGACCCCAAGACAGAGAGCGCTGAGTACCCCTACGGATTCCTAAATGACAAGCTGCACGGCCTGAGAAAAGGCGAGCTGGTTACTATCACGGCTGGCTC